CGCTTGGCAAGGCGCAGTTCCAAGAAGGCTATTCAGCCTTCACTCCCCGACCCCAGAGGGCCGGACGGAAGGAGTGGGCTGTTATGCCCACTCCCAACCGCTACACCACCGGAAAACGGTGGTATATCTAGTCTTGGTCTTCCCGAACAAGCCCCTAAGGGTTTGTCTCCCCCGTGTAAACGGGGGATCGGGTGGATCAGGTGGTCCGGGGATGTCTTCCCAGGCCGGCCTGATAAGACCATGCACTCGTGAGAGTTTGGAAAGCAACAGGCCAAAACTCGTCGTCGTAAACGACTTCGGATTGAGGACTGTATACCTTACCATAACTCCTTGGTGGCCTCCTTTTGGGAGGATTCTCTTGTGCAGCTCCGACTCAGCAACGATTATACCACAGTCACCGAATAAATTCGGGACTTGGCACGATCGCCAATGCTTCGGGATACCGCGCAAGAGAAGAAGCCAGATTGGCTTCCACCGAGAATCACAGAACTCTTCTCCACCTCTCCGCCATGCATATCTCCGTAAGGAGTTAGCAATCTGGAGATGGTAAGGGATAGAATCTTCCCTACCACGAAGGTAGAATGGGCGCACGTTGTGCCCCCTGAAGAAGTCTGTGCCGCACGATTCGAAAAAGTTTCCTGCCAGGAAACTCTTTTCGCCGTTCACTCTAAACCCTAGAAAGTTTAGAGCGTCGATGACACTGGCTGCGTATTCCGTGGGGACGATAATATCGTCACCGTAGACTGCACAGTCGTCCTGCCGGTTCTTTGGAACGATAGTACGGACGACAGCGTGAAAGATTAAACTTTCAAGCTCGAACGTAAAGCCGTTACCCATCGAACTGAATTTTCCGAGGTCTATCACTTCCCCATCGGGAAGTGTAGTTCTCTCGGAGCGAAGGAGGAATAACAATTCCATCCATCGTTCAGGGACAAAGTGTAACACAAGACCCCAAGACAGGGAGTCTGACGCTTGAGCCAGGTCGATAGTCGCAAGACCATCAACGTAAGCTCGTTGCGCCAGTTCCTGATTATGGAGCTGAGTGTTCAAATCGACGCCGAAGCGCTTAAGCCTGGAGCGGATATATGAGCCGACACCTAACTGAACATACATGTTCAGCGTCGGTTCGACACATATCCCGCGGTCGGTCTTAGCACTCTTCGGAACGGTTGTAAACTTATTACCCGGAACCACGATC